GACCGCCTCCGAGAATCTCGTTCACACGTGCCTGGACGGCTTCGTACTGGTCGCCGAGGGCTGTGCGCCTGGAATCTCCATCTCCGAACTCGCCATTGATGACGGCCTGGGCGAGTTCGTCTACGGACCGTGTCTCGGCAGGAATGCTCGAGCCACCGTTGAGAATCTCGTTCACACGTGCTTGGACGGCTTCGTACTGGTCGCCGAGGGCTGTGCGCCTGGAATCTCCATCTCCGAACTCGCCATTGATGACGGCCTGGGCGAGTTCGTCTACGGAACGTCCATCGGTAGATGATCCACCTTCGTCGCTTGTTGCTCCCGTGTACCTCAAGTAGCACGACCAGGGGAAATCATAGTATGCCTTCGTTATAGTCTCGTCGTCGGTCTGGTCTCCGCTTTGTCCGCCTCTCACCCTGTGCCCCGGCTCGCCATGAGACGCCTGAGAGAGCAGGCCGCCTCCGACGTATACCGCCACGTGGTGAGAGTCGTTGAGCAGGATGTCGCCGAACTGAGGGTTTCCGTCGTTGGAGACCCTCTCCCAACCCCGAGCACACAGTTCGTCGCTCATGTTGCCGGTGTATGTGGCTTCTCCGGTATCGAAGCCTGCCTCCTGGAGACAGTGGATGACGAGCGCGGAGCAGTCCGTCTCGCCACCGACTTCGAAGTCCTCGCGGTTGCTCTGGTCGTATCCCAAGTTCGCCTCGTCGCACCAGTACCTCATGCGAGCCACGAACTTCTGAATGCTTGGCATGGTTGATCCTCCTTGCTTGCCGCACGTGGCCGCCTTGAGCCAGTCCTCGCGCGACATGTATGCGACGTCGAGGTCGAGATCGCCGTCGAATCCGTTGATATGTCCGTTGCCCGTGTACTGATAGATGACAGGCGCGACAAAAGCGCCCCACCCGCTCCGCATTTCCGGAGCGTCGAGGAGATCGTGAACCGAGCCGTCGTAGTACTTGTTGAGGTACTGGGAGCCCCAGAGGCCGATTCCCTCGGACGAGACAGGAGACCAGTCATACTCGTTGGTGACGGACTTGGACGTGTAGATGAGAGGAGTCACTCCGGTGCGCGCCTTGACCTCGTCAAGGAACTTCTTGGCGTAGCCAACTCCGGCGTCAAGGTTCTTTTGACCCGTTACCTCGTTGTTCTCCCAGTCCAGGAAGAGAGGAGCCTGTCCGATGAAGTCCTTGACCGTGGACAGGAAGGTTGAGACCTCTACATCGACGCCTTTGTCTACCTCTGGGAAGTGGTAGAGACCGAATAGGATCCCTCCGGCCTGGGCCTTGGCCACGGACTCGCGCCAATGCTCCTGCTGCCAGTCTCCCTGCGTGGCCTTGATGATGACGAAGTCCGCACCGGTGGCGGCAAGATCGATGGACGCCTCACCGTCGTAGATGTCTACACCGACGAGAGGCATGGCTTGTCCTCCCTCGCGATTGAGGCGTTGGCCCACATGACGGACTCCTCGAGCTTCGCCATGGCGATCGACTTCTCCCGTCCCTCGGGACAGATGGAGTTGATCTTGAACGCGAGGATCTTCGCGTTCTCTCTCAGATCCTCGTATCTCTTCGGCTGATCTCCCTTGGGACTCTTGTAGGTGAAGTTCCTCGCGATCGTCTTCGCGTCCATCTAGGCCGCCTTCCTGAGGTTCCCATCGTCCTTCGGCGCCTCGTAGGTGAGGGCGAGATTCGAGTCGGACACTCCCCTCGTGGTCGGGTCCGTGACGACCCCGAGAATCGCGAGGACGGCGAACAGGGCGTTCACGATTGCCGTGAGCTGAGAGTTGAGGGCGACGAAGTCGAACTTGTATCCGAACGGGACGGCGACCACCTGAACGAGGAGGAGGATTGCCGGGATGATCTCGAGCCAGAACGTCTTGTTCTTGAACCTTACGAGCCAGTTGATGTCCATCTGTGGCCTCCTTGGTCACGAAAAAAGGGCCCGCGGGCCCTTTGTCTGATCCTATTTGCGCGGCTTAGTCTGTCCCCTCCGCTCCAGCCCGATGCTCCTCAAGCGGGAGCGCCATCAATGCCTCGAACATATAGGTCCCGTCGCCGTTTCCATCGAGCTTCGAGTGATAGTCGGCGTAGACCTTTGCCGCATATTCCCGTTCCTCGAGCGTGATGTATCCCCTCGGGACGCACTTCCGGAACAGGTGGATGATCTCGGCTTTTAGGATGGTCTGCACTCCGTCGCAGACGGCGTCCAGCTTCCGGAGCACCTCTGCGTGGTCGCTCTTGCGTTCCTCCTCGGCATGTCTCGCGGCCTCCTGTTCCCGCATCTCCCTCTCGACCCTGTGCTGCTTTGCCTCCTGGGTCCACTGCCAGAAGATGGTGAGCGCCGTCGGGACCGACGAGACGATCGTCTTTCCGAGCAGGTCGTCGAAGGCCGGGCCTCCCAGGCTCTTCCCGAACGCCCAGAACGTCAGCATGCATCCGCTGAAAACCGCGAGCGGCGCCGAGACCGACGCCGCCACCTTGAGTGCCTTGTTCTTTTCCACGCGAGCTCCTTAGCCGATGATCCTGACCTTGAACCTCTCCATGTCCCTCAGGAGCCGCCTCTTCGAAGCCGAGTCGCACCTCGAGGCTATCGACCTAGACGAGGAAAGGCAGGATTCTAGGTCTGATGCTGAGATCCTTCCGGACCCCATCAGTCGGGCTACCGACCGGCAATGCCGGCGCCACCTTCTGAGCGATGCGCTCGATATCCTGCATGTCACCTTTCCAGAGCCGTGCGCGCGGTAGACGCCTTTCAGGAACTTGACGTCTGATCCGACGAGCCTTCTCGTCATGGTCTTTCCCTCGCTGAGAGTGAGCCCGATGGACGCGGACCGCTTTCTGAGCTCGGCTAGCGAAGCGTCGGCCTCATCCCTCGATCGGAATATGGCCCACCCGTCGTCCATGTATCTTCCGCTTCGCATGGAAACCGACGCGAGCCACGTGTCTATTGGGGTCGCCCACCACACGGCGACCACCTGCGACGTCTGGTTTCCGAGCCCGAGACCCGAAGACTCGCAGACGAACGCCCTGGTGAGGTCGGATATCCTTCGTGCGTTGTCTAGTTGCTCGTCTGTGGAGGCCGAAGAGACGAGCCTGCGCTCGATCTCCTCCATGGCTCTCGATGACGGTATTGATCCGAAGTAGTCGTGGTAGTCGAACGTGAGGATCCATGCGTCCTCGTTCCTTCTCGCACACCATGCCATAGCGGTCCTGAACCTGTCCATGGCGAATTTCGTTCCCTTGCCCTTCTGGCTCGCCGCGTTGTCATGCGTGAGCTCGGGGCCGAGCAGCGGGATGAGGACCTTCTCGCATAGCACGTGCTCGACCACCCTGTCTCTGAACGCGACAGGGGTTATGAGCCTCCTCTTTCCCCTCTCGGTGAGGTAGAAGGTGTTCGTCTTTCGCTTGCTGTAGCTTCCAGAAACTATCTGCCTTGATAGCTTCGTCGAGTTGGCGAGCCCATAGATGCACCATCTCTGGGCGCTTGCCTTCCATCTGACGGATCTGAGGCATTCGTGCGAGGCGTCGAGCAGCGACCTCGGGGAGAAAGACCCCTCGATGTCGAGGAGCTTCGACGTCCTCGAGCGCCTCTTCGATTCCCTCTCGGACTTCCGGCGCTCGGATCTGCGCCTTCTCTGGGATGCGTTCATGCCGGCGGGCGGGCGGGGCATTGATTCGCCCCGTAGCTCTCTGCCCCTGAAGCCGTTACACGGCCAGATGCCCATGTCAGGCAAGTGACAGGCAGAGGACCCCGTCCGCCTTGTTCGGGGGACGAGCCCCCGCGACCGATGCCCCTTCTCGTCATATGAGCGCCTTCTCCGCTTGGGTACCGGCGCATGGTCGACGACAATCCGGGGACCACGCAGAGCCCGTTGCTCGCGTTGTTGTTGTTGGACGGGTCGCCGTTCGAGCTTACGTTGAGGAAGTTGGTTGCGTTGGTCGGATTCGGCGACCGCTCCCAGACGTTGCTCGCATTGGCCGTCCGATGGTATCGGCCGCTCGCTAGATTCTATCCCAGTCCGGTGCCATGCGACGGCCTCGCCCTCTCCGCTTTGATGGCGCCCTTCAGCAGGGCCTGCTCCTTGTCGACCTCCATGCAGACGATCTCCAGGTATGAGTCGGAGACGCACCGCCTCTCGACGTGGACCGTCTCCCCGTCATTCCCGGGCTCGTCGTATCTCCTAACCGGCCTCTCGTTGGCGATCTGGTCGAGCCTCACCTGCAGCACGGCGCAAGCGCAGTACGCCTCCGTGAGGTGCCTCAGGCGCGCCTCCCTCTCTACGTCCGTCGCAGCCCATATCGCATTAGCCGACACAGACTCCCTGAGGATGTCGTCGGACGTCCTCAGGAGGGCGTCCTTCCTGTTTCCGTCCCATCTCTTGGGGAGCTTGATCGCCAGCTGCCCGACAAGGCGGTCGACCTCCCCGGCGCGTATGACGTACTCGCATGGGCTCGTCGATCTGCGCGACTTCGGTACTGACATGTGCCCTCCTGACCCGGAGGGCGGGGACACGGCCCCGCCCTAACAATGGTCAGAGCTTACAACGAGAAGCCGGGGACCACGCAGAGCCCGTTGCTCGCGTTGCTGCCGTTGGACGGGTCGCCGTTCGAGCCTACGTTGAGGAAGTTGGCCGCGCCGGTCGGATACGGCGACCGCTCCCAGACGATGCTCGCATAGGCCGTCCCCTCGTGGGTGACGGCCGCGGCGCCGCTGTTCGTGAGATGGAGCGATGTGAGCACCGAGTTTCCCGAATAGTTGGCTGTCACCTTGCCCTTCCAATACTCGTATTGCGTCCCCTCGTGACCAGTCGCGAAGTTCGCCCATGACGAGTAGCACGACGGCACGTACTCCATGTACGAGAGGAGCCAGAGCTTGTCGCTCGTGACTGTCGCGTCTGCGGCCGTCGTCGCCGTCCCTCCGGTGTTGTTGGTGGTCTTGTCGACTGCCACGATGACGTCCTGGAGCTCGGACGGGAGCATGTTCCAGATCTCCCCGGAGTTCATGGTCGCCCTGAGCTTCGACGAGGACCATCCGCCGGCGTTCGCGTTCGTCGAGTTCATCTGGTAGAGCCATGGGAGCGCATGGGTCGCCTGGAACGTGAGCCCTGCGGTACCGCCCGACGTCTTCGTGTCGTGGTTGATCCCGACGATGCGGCATACCATCACCTGGTCTGCGGACGGGAAGTCCGTGAGCCCCGAAAGTGCCGGCGTTGTCCAGGTCGCCCCGGCGGTCATATAGGCGAGGAACTCTTGGTATGCGAGCGAGCTGGTGCCGTTCTTCGACAGGTCAGCCGATATCTTGCTTAGCTCTGCCGCGGTGTACTCGGCCAGCGTGTCGTGCTCCGGGAGGTTGCCCGAGTCCCTGCCTCCGAGCCCCCACACGGATCCGCTCACGGAGCCGGTGTATGCGGCCGGGAACGTGAGGATGAGGTGCCCTGCCGTTCCGGATCCGGACGGGAACGCGAGCTGTTCCTGGAGCTGCGCCGGGGCAGTCGAGAGGTCGGAGTCGGCGTCGACGAACTTGGTCGACGCGTAAGGGGATGGCGTGCCCTCTGCGTAGATGTGCCTCGGGCCGGTCGCCAGGTCATGGTCGAACAGCCCGGATCCGAGGCCGTAACCGTCCACCGACACCACGAGCGCCCCAGAGCATGCGGAGGAGGACTGCCCGACGTCGAGAGCCAGGCGGTACTCCGAGCATCCCACCTTCGAGAGCTTCTTGTCGAGGCTGGTGGCCGACGAGAGCGCCGCCGAAGAGAATCCGCAGAGCTGCGACCACGATTCCCCGGATGCGCTCGGGGTCACCCAACCGACGTCCCCGCTCGTGTCCGAGTTCTTCGCGAGGACCTGTCCGGTCGTCCCGCCGGAAGGCACGGGAGGGTCTACCCAAGCGGCGTCCCCGCTCGTGTCGGATGCCTTGGCAAGGACCTGACCTGTCGTCCCGCCCGTAGGTAGGGACGTCCCCGAGAGAGGGAGGTTGAACGTGAAGGCGAACACCTTGGCGGTGTCTGGGCCGGACGACTCGACCGTAGCCGAAGCCTCCGTGACGTTGGTGTTCAGCGTGACGGTAGGCGTCCCGAATCCCGCGGCCGAACCGGTAGATCCGGCCATCCCGACCGCATAGCACGTCGTCGTAGTCGAGTCGCTGTATGTGATCGTGAGCCTCGTCCAGAGGTACTGGCCTTCGGAGATCGACGGGATTGAGGACGACCACGTACCGGTCGGCACGGTCGACCCTGACGCCGACGACTGGTAGGCGACCGCCGTGGAAGATATCCCCTTGCCCGACGGCCCCGTGCCTCCTTGAGGACCCTTGAAGTTCCCGATGAGCAGAAGGTTAGCCATCATCCACCTCCAGGTAGACGTTTCCAGATTCGTCGCACGTGATCTTCGGCGGATCGTCTCCGATCGCGTAGATCGCATAGAGGTCTCCGGACGGGTATTCCATCGCGAGCATGGCCTCCCCTCGGTCCGGCCACGATGCGTCGACATCGCCGAACTGTACCTTGCCTGACGGGAGGTCCACCCCCGTTACCACCTTCGTGCTCATGACGTCGCCTTGGAGAGCGTGTAGATTACCTTCATCGTCTTGTCGGCCGTCTTCGTCACGGGTGATCCCAGGTTGTTGATCGTGAGGAGCACTGGGTCGATGACGCTGAGGTACGAGTTCGTCGAATTGCAAGACGCCTCGTAGGGGCCGACCGGGGAGATGAACCTGACGTTCTGGTCGAACCCCGCCACCCTCGTCACGGTTCCGTCGGTCGTGAGCACGAACTCGTTGTTCGGGTCCGTGTAGCTCCTCCATCCTCCTCCGGTGACGATCCCGTTTCCGAACGGCTGCCTGAGGCATGTGTAGGCGTTGTTCCCGACGGTGACGGGAAGGGCGATCTCCGTGACGCTGGTCGTGTCAGACATGGGTACCTTGTACAGGGCGAGTCCGTCTGACTTCGTCACGTGCAGCGCCCCTCCTGCGACGATCGCGTAGTTGAACCCTGAGGTGCCGGAGCACAGGGAGGCGTCCTTCACGGCGAGGGTCGACTCGGTGAGCTTAGACGACTCGACCGAGCACACGTGGACCGTCGATGATGCCTGGTCGTCCACGGCGAGTGCGAACACCGTGGAACCGTCCATGCAGCAGCACCACGTCTTCTGCTGTGACGACGTGTAGGAGAGGGAGTACGTGCTCTCCGACCAGTCGGTCGGGAGGTTCGTCCCCTGCGAGAGGGGGAGCGACTTGAAGAGCCTTGATGCCGTCGCGACATGCAGGACGTAAGAATAGGTCTTCGATGAGTTGTAGGAGCTCGTCACCCAGGCCGAGTAGATCTTGCCGTCTTGCCACCCGACGACCTTGTCGAAGATAGAGCTCGCCAACGACCCGCTCTCGCTTACGGACGAGATTGACGTGAGGCCAGATCCAGAGTCGAAGGTGCTGCCGAGGTATGCGGCGCCCCCCTGTGATGTGGTGAGGCAGATGCACGAGACGTCCCCGTTGGCGTCTGAAGTGCCGAAGTCCCACACGAGGCGGTATCCGTTAGCCGTCGCATAGCTCTCGTTTGAGTTGAATGATCCCCTCAGAGGGTCCCCGGTCGAGTCGGCTGAGTTCGAAGCGTACCCGACTGGCCACTGGTCTGCCGGAGGGAGATACCCGTCGACCGACTCGGTAACCTTCTTCGGGAAGAGAAGCACCCCACCTGCCGCGTTCGGGCAGATGGGGACCATCTTGAAGTTGCTCTGCATCGAGCTGAGGAACCGCATTCCGGCCGGGTCCATCGACACGAGGTCTCGCAGGGCGTTCGTGACCATGTTCTCGTCGTGGTGCGACTCCACGCGTCCTGTCCTCACGTCCGTGAGGACGATGTCGGTGCATCCCTTGAGGGTCATTTCCAGCTCCAATCGTATGTGAGCACAGCGCTGTACAGGTAGCTGTCCTTGGATGCGAGCCAGAACCTGAGCTCGTACCCTCCGGAGAAGATCTTCCAGTCTTCCTCCGTGAGTGATGAGAGGTCCGACTTCTGGCATCCGTCTGATGCCGAAGAGCTCTCGGACCACGATCCGGACGACCTCTTCAGCCACGTCTTTCCGCCGTCGGCCGACATGGAGAAGACCACGTCTTCCGAGCAGTTCGCGTCGAATGAGGTGATGCCCTTCGCAGTGATGTCGGTGCCCTGCAGGTCCGTGGTGACAGCCTGGGACCCATCCGATCTGAACCCGTCGACGGTCGTCACCGCGTCCCGATCGAAATCGTATGCCCACGAGTTGTCCGTGATAACCGCGTAGACCTGCTGCCCCACCTGCATCGAGTCCGATTGCGGGATGTATGGGCTCGAATCCGTCGACACGAGCGAGACGTCCATGGACTCGCTCTCGGGGATCTCCTGAGGCTGCATGGACGATGAGGCCACCTCGGCAGAGATCGTAACGTCGAGGCTCGACTCCGTCGACACGAGCGAGACGTCTAGGCTCTCGGAGAGCTTCTCCTGGCCGTCCCACCCGGACAGGTCTGCCGCGAGCCCCTTGCCCGACACCATCGCCTGTATCTGCCCTGGGCCTATGTCGACGGTGCCATAGGCTCCGGCCATGTACACGAGGAGGACGTTCGAGGTCCCGGCCTGTATGGAGAACGGCCGATAAAGGTGAAGGATGTGGCTCCCGTCGACCCATGACTCGATTGGATGGAATGTCGCGAACTCGGTCCCGTTGAGCTCGTAGGAGACGGTGAGGACGGTGCGGTGGTACGTCTTCGACGATGAGTCCTCTTCGACCTCCCCCACGCACGACAGGAGGCACTGGGCGGAGAACTCCACGATGGTGTCGCTCTTGCTCGCGAAGTCTATCTCGATGACGAGCGTCCTCGGGCCGAGGGAGAAGTTCCCGCTGTTCGTGAACGCGTAGTAGTTGACCTCGCTGTCTGAAACCTTCGAGAGGATCCCGGAGAGGTTCTTGTCGGTCTTGCTGCTCGCCGAGACGAGAGCTGGATCAGACCCGTATCCCTGGACCTCGACCCCTCCGTTGAGCGTCCACGTCGACTTCATGACGCAACCGAAGGCCGTCTGCCCTGCTATCCCTCCGGAGAGGTCGAGCACGTCTCCGAGGTCCCATGCCGGGTCTCCGATGGAGCTCAGGTCGAACGGGACGTAGTCTATCGACTGGATGGCGGAGAGTATCGATTCCCTCTGCCTCTTCCTCGTCGCGATGAGCCCCTTCTGGAGCAACGGGTTCTGCCCGAGGTTCATGGTGAGCCCGTCATCAGGTGTCACGTGGTAGTAGGTCGTGGTGAGGTCGGCCATCTCGACTATCGACAGGCCCGTGTATCTGGTCGAGAAGTCGGAGAACTTCGCGCCCGACCATCTCTTCGACGGGCCGGTCGAGGCCACTTTCGTGGTCGTTGAAGGATATCGCTTGAACACGAGGCTTCCGGACCGGTCAACGGTGGCGAAGCAGGCCATCGCCTGTGATATCCACGAGACGAAGTCTCTCCATGTCTGGACGTCCGAGTCCGCCATGAGGCTCAGCGTCTCCCCTCCGTTCGGGAGGTTCGACATCTCGATCTCCGACATGCCGAGGTCGACTCCGCACGAGTCGCATGCGAGCTTCGCCAGGAAGTATGGGCTTCCGGTCGTGGTGGTGGAAGAGAACTCCTTGTCGAGCTTCGCCATCGAATCGTAAGCGACGATCGCCACTCCCGACTCGCCCCACTCCGCCTTCGAGACGAAGAATTTCCCCATGGGCACGTCTTCCCACGACCCGTCAGCAAGCTCGAGTCCGAAGAAGATGTCTACCGACGCCCCTCCCAGCGTGGACCTGTACGACTCTGCTTCGGTGAGCGTCACGTCTAGCTCTGAGACGTAGACCGAGCCGATCTTCACCTCGTCGCCTTCGGAGCATTGCCTTACGAGCGAGAGGGACCCGGAGAGGATCCCCGAGTTGTCGAACGCGTGCTTCGTGCCGTCGGTGCCGACGAGCGATCCCGTCGCCCTGTGCCTCTGGGAAGGAGAGGCCATGGCCACCAGATAGGCTTCGGAGACGGCGTACATGGGACCTCCCTAGAATTCCGTTAGCTGCAGCGTCACGTCATACAGGCCGGCGACCGAACCTATCCTCTCGCTGCCCTCTACCGCCTTCGCCTCGAGGTCGGAGGATACGAAGGCGTCGAACGTCTCCACGTCTCCCATCTGTGGGACATATGCCGTGACCGACACGGCCTTCTTGGCTTGGATCGCATGGAAGGCGGCCACCCACCTCGGCGTGACCCTCCAGGTTCCGGAGACCAACCTCCTTCCGGTCCTGATGACGTTCCGCTGCGTTCCCCCGGACTCCGTCTCATGCTCCGAGTCCTGGATCGGGACCCTCACGTCGTACGTTCCGGGCACCGGCTGCGGCAGCTCGGTCCCGTCTATGGCCAGAGGGCTGATCATCACTTACCCCCGCTCCTGAAGTTGGACTTCCTGTTTGCGTCTATGACGAACTCCTCGAGCTTCGAGTTGCCGAGATAGACGGGGATTACCGTCTTCCCGCCGGAGCTCTCGCGGAGGGACTGTATTCCGTTCGAGATGCCGGACAGCGCTCCGCTGTAGTCGGTGGTACCGGATGCGGACGCGGCGGCGAGCTGCATCTGCGGGCTGAGCGTCATGGTCGAGGAGAGTCCGCGCACGGCCTGTGCCATCTTCGGGCTGAGCCTGGTGATCTGCCCAGCCATGGTCCCGACGAAGTCTGGCATCCACGACTCGTAGTCCCTCAGCGGTCCCTTGTCGGGACGAGAGAAGTGCAGGTAGCTCGCTATCTGCGAGGCCATGGATGAGACGGTCGACATGAGCCCGCTCATTGCGCTCGTGACCCCTGAGGCGAAGCCGTTGATGGCGTCCGATCCCCAAGACTGGAACTGGCCCCAGAGGTTCCCGAGGAAGTTCACCGAGCTCCAGAACCTTCCCTCGATGTCGAGGTTCGACATCACGTTCTGCGCGGCCGACCTAAGGCTCGAGAAGATCGAGTCTCCGGTTGACGACGCCCATCCGGGAAGTCCGGAGAAGAACCCGGAGACGGCCGACCACCCGTTCTGCACGTTCGTGTTGAGGTCGGACATCCCCTGCGCCCCGGCTGCCTGCATTGCCGACCAGGTGTCCGACGCCTTCTGGGACGCCTCGTCCCACTTGCCGCGCCAGTAGTCGGCGATCTGCTGACCGCCCGCCTGGATTGCCGATCCCCATTCGGAGAACCTGTCACTCCACCACTGCCCGACTCCGGCGAAGTAGCCTTCGACGGCATCCCAGGCGGCGACTACCCCCTGGCTCCAGCCGTTCCACAGGTCTCCGAAGAACTGGCAGATCGCGCCCCAGTTCTGGATGATCAGGATGATCGCCACTATCGCGGCGATTATTCCGAGGATGATCGGCGCGAACGGGAGCAGCCCGGCGGCCAGACCGCCGATGATCGGCATGGCCACGCCAATCGCCGTCGTTATAGTCCCGACGGCGGATATGACCGATCCGATCATGACGAGCAGCGGGCCTACCGCCGCCACCACGAGGAGCACGGTGACGATCGCCTGCTGGACCGGCTGGGGAAGAGCCGCGAAGCCGTCTGCGAGGCCCTTGAGGAACCCGGCTGCCTGTTGGAGGATCGGGGCGAGCGTGTCACCTACCGCCCCGCCAAGGTCGGCTCCTGCCTCCTGGAGCTGCTTCCAGCTCTGCTTCATCTTGTCGGCGCCGTCGACGGTCTGGTTGAACGTGTCGTCGACCGTGCCGGCGTACTTCGAGAGGTCTCCGCTCATTCCGTCGAGGGATACCTTCCCGTCTGCCATCGCCTGTGCGAGGACGAGCCCGCTCTTGTTACCGAAGAGGGTCATCGCGTCCTGGGTGGCCTGTGCCTGGGTCGCCGGGTCCTTGAGTCGCTCTGCGAGCGACCTCATCTCGGTGCCCATGTCCTTACCGCTCTTGGCGCAGTTCGCGGCCGCCTTTTTGAACCCGGCGAGGGCCTGGTCAACGGGGATTCCCTCCTTCTCGAGGGACCCCATGAACTCCGTTGCGTCTCCGATCGAGAACCCCATCTCCCTGAACGAGGCGCCGGAGGAGTTGAGGTCCTGCATGAGGGTGTCGATAGATACCCCCGTCGTCTGGGTGGTGTCCTGGAGGAGTCCGAGCACGTTCCCAGCCTGGTCCGACGACACCCCGAAGGCGTCCATCGCGAGAGATACCTGCTCGATCGCAGTCGATGTGTCGGCTCCGGTGTTCTGGCCGAACTCGAGGAACTTCTCGGAGAGCGTGTCGAGGTCGGATCCCGTGACTCCGAACTTCGTCGACACGGATCCGACCGTGTCCCCGATCGTCGTCCAGTCGGAGTTCGCCGCCGAAAGGCTCGCCCCGACCGTCCTGACGTCTTCCGAGAGCTCCTTTGCGGCGTCCCCGGTTGCACCGGTCTTCCTGACCGCCTCGTCCTCGGCCCCGTCGACTTCCTCGAACGCGGCCATTGCCGCCGCTCCGGTGGCGGCGATTCCGGCCGTCACCGTGGAGGACAGCTTCGTGCCGGCCGAGGTGATCTTCCCTCCGACGGACGAGATCTTCGAGCCGGCGGCCTGGAGCTCCGTCCCCATCGTGGATGACGATTGCTTGGCCTGCTTCTCGAGTGACTTCAGGTCGTCCGTTGTCTGGACGATCTCCCGCTGGAGCGCGTCGTACTCCTTCTGGGCTCCCTCGGTCCCGGACTCCATCTGCTTCTTTGCCTCGGCTGCGGCCTGTTGGAGTGCCTTTTGCTTGTTCTTGGTCTCGTCGACAGCCTGGGCGAGCAGCTTCTGCTTCTGTGCGATGAGCTCTGTGTTTCCTGGGTCGAGCTTTAGGAGCCGGTTGACGTCCTTGAGCTGCGTCTGGACGCTCTTGCATTTCTGGTTGACGTCTGAGAGGGCCTTGGTGAGTCCCGTGGAGTCACCGTTGAGCTTGATGGTTATCCCTCTTACCCTGGCCGCCATGGGAACCTCATTCTGTTGTCAAGCTGCTGGTTCATGCGAATCGGTCGAAATCGTCTTGCGTGGCGAGCTGGTCGTACTCCTCGCCGTCGTTCATCGCCTCGGTCTGCATGTCAAGGACCTCTCCGATCTCGAGCGAGTCGAGGTCGGAGAGGCTAAGACCTAGCTGAAGGCACCGGAGCATGAAGAGGCCGACTGTCAGATCGCGCTCAGTCGGCCTGCCTGGTTTTTTGGGCTCGACAGCGTGACACCGCTCACGTTCCAGAGATCCAGGACCTGTGGCAGGACCTCCCAGATGGAGAACATGTCGAACTGGTCGAGCCATTGGTCGATGTCGTCCGGAACGCCTGAGGGGTCTCCGTCCTTGGCCATGACGTAGGCGACGTTCTCGAAGATGGACAGGTCGTCGATGGAGAGAGCCGCCTCCTCCTCGCTCTTGTCCTTGACCTTGTTGGAGAGCTTGATGAGGTCCGCGAAGAGGTCGCGCCTGAATCTGATGCGGTAGTGTCGCGGGGTCGCCGCCGTGGCGCGCATGGCCACGGTGCGACCTCCGACCTCGATGTCAGCCTGCGCCATCATGCTGCCTTGGTCTGGTAGACGGCGTCGTACCACGCGTCGTACGCCGCGGCGAGGGTCTCGGAGTTGGTCTTCTGGCAGACGTCACCGTTCTCGAGCGGGGCGGCGGAGAGCGTGGTCTTCTGGGTGTCGACCTTCATCTTCTCCTCGACCGTGTTCCCCTCGAGCGTGGGGCGCGTGAGGATGCAGTCGTAGAGGACGTACCTGGTGGCCTTCGCGTCTCCGTCGAACTGGAACATGAAGGCGAAGTGTCCGGGCTCGACGTTAGCGTTCTCGAGCTCCACCTTGTTCGCGTCCAGGGTGTGTCCGAGGATGTTCTGGTCGAAGTCCTCCGGCACGAGGGCAGACTCGAAGTCCCCCTCGTATCCCTGGTTGGTGGTCGTGGAGTAGTACTTCCGGCCGTCGGCGAAGAACTTGTAGAGCTCGCCCTGAGGGTCGAGCTTGAGCGAGACCGCCCCTGGCCATGCCTTGGGGGTTTCCCAAGCGTAGGTAGTCTTCCCGGTGGTAGAGTCGACTGTCTCCGTCATCTTCGCGTAGTGGCAGTTCTTGAGGTTGAATTTGACCTTGTTAGCTGTCGTCATCGACGATCAGTCCTCCTTCGTAGAGTTGCTCGTACATTCGCTCCGATTCCAGCCAGGACTCGGATTTCTGCCATGCACGGAACATTTCGGTTAAGACACGCTCGAGCGCCCTCTCTGATTCGAAGTCCTTCGATTCCGAGTAGAGCTCGACGTTTAAATCGGAGATTCTTTCGTATGCCGCTCCGTCCGCCATGAGGTTGTCGGTCTGGGGGAAGTACCACACGACGTACGGCAGCTCGGGCTCTCTGCCCTCGGCCCATGCCCGGTAGCAGACACGGAGCCCCGACTTCTCGAGAGCCGCCTGGATATCTTTGGGGCTCATCCCATCAGCTCCTCGACCCTGGACTCGTATTCCTTCTGGACCCAATCGTCGACCGGCTCGATGTGTCCGCCCTCGGGAGACGGGCCTACGCGGCCGCCTCCGCGCTTGGCGTGGCCGAACTCGAGCAGGTGGGCTAATCCTGGCTTCTTCGCGTTCCAGATGGTCACGGAGATCTTCTCTGAGCTCTCTCGCTCGACCTCCTTCTTCCATCCCTTCGCGTAGTGCTTCTTCGACGGTCCGACCGGAGACGACTCCTTGAGCCTCTTCACCGCCTCGTCGGCGCACTCGTTGGCCGCCTTGTCGAGCGCCTGCGAGCTCACCTTCTTGAATCGGTCCATCTCTGACATGATCGCTGCCGATAGACCGTCTGGCGATATGGAGTCAGACACGCTTCCCCCTAAGGCACTTGATCTTGACCGTCTCGTGTCGGTTCATCACGTCGTCGACGAAGGAGATGTCGTACGACCACCCGTTCCATACGATGCGGTTCTTCTCCGGGTCGATTGATGACGCCCACGGATGCCACCTGATCTCGAAGACTACGGTCTCCTGCTCGTTAACCTGTGCGGCCGCCCAAAACTCGGCGCCGCTCAGGGCGTTCGCGTAGGCGTATGGAGATCTCTCCTTCACCCACACGTCCTTGTCGACCCCGTCGACGTCCTTCGTTGGTGTCGACTTCTGGATTTCGATCTTCTGCCGATATGCCCCGGCGTTCATGAGGACTCACCGGGGATTAGGTTCACCGAGTGCAGGGATAGGATGGATTCGACGAGACGGTTCGAGTTGGAAGAGTCGACCGTCATCTGTCGGTTGTCGTACATGTCGCTCACGAGGGCCAGGACGGCCATCGTGACGTCCTCGTGGGCGTCCAGGCAGTCTGACTCGTACGTGGTCGTAGACGTCCCGTCAGATGCCACCGTGGTAGTGGATGCGGAGGTCTTGGGGAGGCCGGTGTGGGACTCGACGTATGCCACCGCCGAGTCCCTGAGGGCCATGATGTGAGAGATCTCAGCTTCGGTGAGGTCTTCCTTGACCTCCCTGATTTGGAGGAGCAGGTCCGATTCGCTGATTTCGCTGACCTTCATCTCTCACCTACTTACTAGCGGCCTTCCTCGCGGGGGTCCGCTTCGCTGCCGGCTTCTTCGTTGGTTCCTTCGGGGCCTCGGATGTCTCTTCGACTCCGGCTTCGACGTTCTCTGGATCCCCCTCTTCGGACGGCGAGTAGGATTCGGACGTCGCGAGCCCTGAGTCGACGAGACGCTTTGCGAGATCTTCGTCTTCGACTTCGATCTCCTGGCCGGTCGCCGCGCGGACCTTAGGGCCGCAGAAGCTCTTTGTTGCCTTGATCTTCATGTTTGCCACCTCCTGTTAGGCTGCCTTGACGACGAGCGACGCGATTGCCTGGGCGTCCTGGACCTTGCAGTCCGCTTCCTCCCATGCGACCACGCCGATCGCATGCTGCGTCGCGTACTTTTCGACGAGGATCTGGATGGACTGGTCCTCGACGAGCTTTGCCGCGAGCCCCTGGGAGAAGTCGCCGTAGAAGATCACGGAGGCTCCCGCAGCGAGCTTCGAGCAGTTGTCGGACGTGTAGACGGGCTTTCCGAGGAGCGTGGTCCCGAATTCGCTCGTGACGTCGTCGTTCACGAGGTACCTGCCGTTGCCGTCCTTGAGGAGACGGATCTTGGTGAGAGTGTCCTGGTTCATGACCCAGCACGCGCGCCCCTGGTACTTGGACTTGACCTTGTCCTTCGTCTCGATGATCTCGTCGAAGGTGATGGCGTCCGCGGATGCCGTGGTGACGACGATCTTGACACCTCGCAGGCCCTCGATCTTCCCGTCGGTGCCGACGATGATCTCGTGGTCGAGCCAGTCGGCTACGGCCATGGCGATCTTGTCGACGACGAAGGACGTGAGGTCGAAGTCGCTCGCGTTGATGAGGGACCGGGAGATCTTGGCAAGCGCTCCGGCGAGATACCCGCTGAGGTCGACGGATGCGAGCTTCGCGCTCTTCGCCTCGAGCTCGGTGAACTCGGTGGCATACGCCACCGTGATGTTGTCGTTGGCAGAGTCCACGTACGGGATCGAGAGGTTGCCCTTGACGGGGAACTTCTCGGCGAACCCGAACAGGGGCGAGAGGTCCTTGACAGTGTCGATGATCTTGTTGGCGATCGTCTTGGGGATGATCGCTCCGTTGTCGGTCTTGGTGATGTTAGAGTCCGCGCGGAGCTGCGTTCCTGTGACCTGGCTGCGGATGTAGTCGGCGAAGGCTCGCGTCTCGGTCTCCTCGTCGGTGGTCTGCGAGCGGCTGGACGTGTCTGCGACGTCCTCGATCGTGGTGTTCGCGAGGTCCTCGCCTCGCTTGATGGAGTCGATGGTCGAGTCGATGGAGCGGACCTGGGCCTCGATCTCTGAGAACTTCTTGTCCTCTTCCTCGGAGAAGGCGCGCTCCTCTCCGATTGCCTGGTCCTTGATCTCCTTCATGCGTGCGATGAGTCCAGCGCGCTTCTCGAGCAGTGCCTTAAGCATGTTGTTTCCTCTCGGTAGCGAGAAGGCGCCCGCAGGCGCCTTCTCTTTGCTATTTCTTTTCGAGCTCCTCGATCCTTCGGCCGTATTCCGCGAGATCCGGAGGGTCGGTCTTGTGCGACCTCATGATGTCGTCGATGAAAGTTGGGGGAGATTCGAGAGATCTCGTCACCGTCACCTTCCCGTCATCCCTCGTCTCTATCGAGGTTCCGTCGTACGCCGGGATCTTCGACTCGTCGAGGATGCTCACCTCTCGAAGCTCTAGCTCCTCTACTCGACGGCGGGTCATCGATCCCCCGCTGATCTCCTCTTCGCTCTGTCGGATCGGGACGAACCCGAATGACCAGCCCCTGAGCTCGTGCCACCGCGCCTTCTCGATGACGTCCGGGTCGCTCACGAGCGCGGTCGCCCTGAGGCCGATCGAGTCCTCGACGAGCCTGAGGTTGTTGCTCGTGCTCCCTAGCACCCTGCTGTCGTCGTGGTCGAGGAGCATCAGGACGTCTGTCCCCGATTCGAGGGCCCGCGAGAAAGCTCCGGGTGATATCTGCTCGACGAAGAGGTTTCCCTCCATGTCCCTCATCGGCTTCGAGTCTCTTGCTACTGCGTTGACATAGCCGTCGATGAGGACGCTGTCCTCTCTGAACTGGATGTTCATGGTTTCACCTCCTCGGGTGGGTCTTCTTGGCCGGGGTCCCCGGCCTCCTGCTCGATTGGGTCCTGGGAGTCGCCGGTGTCGTCCGGGTCGTCACCATCCCCCTGCTCCCCCAGGCTGTCTATGTCAATGACCTTGGCCATGTTGGGGATGATGATCCGGTTCGCCTCTGGGTCGAAAAGGACGTCCTGGAGCCCCATGTTCAGATAGTTGACCCCAAGAGGCTTCTTCTTCGCCTCTCGTCGGATCTCGTCGAGCTGGTAGATGCCGGCCTCCTTTGCCTCTTTCCAGATCTGCATCTGCTTCTCCGGATCGAGCTGCACGAGGGAGGAGACGTCTGCTCCCCAGAAGAGCTCTCTCTTCTCGCTCTCCAGGAGCATCACCGAGTCGAGTTGGGACATGATCTGGACGAGGATTGGCATGATCGTGTCGTTGAGGTAGTTCTTCCTGTCCTGGTCCGTGGCGTTCCCCTGGATGATCGACACCGGGGCGCCGACGATGTTGCAGATGTCGGAGGCGTTGGTCTTCTTGTTCTCGTTCATCTGCATCTCAACGGAGGTGTTCGAGCTCTCCTGGAACTCCAGGCCCTCGTTGAGTACGACGACGTTCTCGTCGGAGTTGCTGTAGAGGCGGCTCCATGCCTCTTTGAGCTTGTCGATCGCCTCTTGGCTGAGTTTGCGGGGGCTCTTCACGAAGCCCTTCTTGTTCCCGCCCTTTCCCACGAGCGAGAGCTCGTACCGGTACGTCGACCAGGCGACCGACAGGACGAGTCCGTTGTCGTCGATGACGGAACTTCCCCTGTGGCCGTCGACCGTGTTCCTGACGATCCTCATGAACTGGTATGGCTCGTACATCTTCCCGTTGACGAGGTATCTGCACGACTTGAAGATTGGGTCCGAGTTGTAGGCGAACCCCACGAATCCGGGTGCCACGTACCTGAGAGACCTGTACTCCGTCCCGACCTTCTCGACGAACGTGTATCCGCCCTTGGCCGTCAGGTAGTCTCGCACGATGGCGCGCTTCCACTCAGGGGCCGTCAGCGTGTCTCCGGTCTCGGAGTTGACAAGCCGCAGCCGGTAGTCGTCCGTCACCTCTTGGGAGACCTCTCCGTCATCTTTGTAGAGCTTGAATGGCATCTCGGAGATGGTCCCGGAGATCTTGTCCACGCATGCGGCGAATGCCGGTATCTGCATGGCCTGGTCGACCGTGACGGTATCTTCGGTTCTGATCATCGCTGACAGAAGGTCGCTAGATGCGGTAACAGACCCAGAGTCCGTCTGATCGCTCACCGTCTCGGTCCTGACCTCTGCCGACGGGAGCTCGTTCGCGCGCTTTCTGCGCCATGGAACCCTCATGTTTCCTCCTTTCATCCGGATTGGACGACGAAGTCGCCCACGAAGCTGTCCTGCTGGAGCAGGTAGACCGCGTCGATTAGTGCGGCTACCATGTCGACCTTTCCGACCGACCGCTTCTTGTTGACGTATTTGTTTAGGTTCGTGTCCTTCGTGCACCGGGCGTTCTCGAAGTTGATCTCGAGGAGCTTGTTCCTGCGATACCTGAACTCTCCGTTCGCGGCCTTCTCGGAAAGGAGCTTCGTCGGGGGGTGGAGGGTATCCGAGTGCTGCCTTATCTCGACCGTCCTAAGGCCGAACTCCTCCCATTTCTGGGCCGAGCTCATGGCGTTATACCGGTCGTATCCGACGGCGATGACAGTTCCGCCGGTGGCTCCCTCGATTCCCTCGACGAACTTCTCGACGACCCCGTAGTCGATTGTCATGTCGCCGCACGCGACGCAGCACCCGTCTTCGACGAAGCGCTCGTACTTGATGTGCTCGTACTGGTCCTTCTCGGCGATCCTCCCCTCTGGGATGAAAGCCTTGACGTCTGCGAGGATCTCCCCGTCTTCTCCGGCGGCGACGATGGCGACGGCCGTGTTGTCGTTGGTCTGGGCGAGGTCGACCCCGACGTACAGGTCCCGTCCTGAGAAGTCGATGCTGCTCGACCTTCCCTTGATTACCTGGTCGATTGGGATGTATGTCTCTGTCCCGACCCCCTGGTAGACGACGTTGCAGTGCTTGCAGAGGAAGTTCTCTCGCTCGTCTTCCTTGACGATTGCCTTTGACCTCTTGCGCTTGAGGTCATCCATCATCTGGGGCATGTCGCATGCGAGCGGGTTCCCGTGCATCAGGACGAGGTCGTCTGTCTGCCACGACCTCGCTATCTCCTCCGACGGCTCATAGAGGAGAGCGAATATGGTCTTGTCGTCGACCTGTCCCTCGAGGACCTTCTTCGCGTACGAGACGTGGTCCTCGAATGGGTTGTTGATGGTCGGGTACTTCGTCGAGATGATGCACCCGAGCTTGTTTAGGATGGTGAGCTGACCCGACTGCATGGCCTCTACCGCGTAGTCGTTCGGTAGAGCCCCGACCTCATCGGCCAAAAAGGCGTTCGGGAGCTTTCCGTCGAGCCGGTTCTGGCTGTAGTTCAACGGGAAGAATGAGCTCTCTGTGAGGAGGCACCTTATCTCGCTCCTGAGCAGCTTGAATCTTTTCCTCGGTCCGTCGGTGGACAGGACCGATGGGTTCGCCTTGATGAGGTCGTTCATCGCGTCCTTTACCTCGCGCGAGAGCGCTCCGTCAGGTGCCACCGAGTAGAACTTCCCGTATCGAGGCTCTATGAGCATGAGCAGGACGAAAATTAGGGCTATCAGGAACGTCTTGCCGTTCTTGCGGCAGATCTCAAGGAGCGCCGTTTCGTATCTGCGGTGCTTGTGGTCCGACCTGTACACGACGCACAGGGTGGCCGTGATGAAGAGCCACTGGAACCCGGAGAGGCAGTCGTATACGCATTCTCCCTGTCGCAGACCCTTTGGCATGACGAGGAGCTTGAGGACGTTTCCGATCTTTTCGAGCCGGTGCTTGGCGACGACGAACTCTGGGTCCTTGCCGCGCCATATCCTGTCGAACTCGACGCACTGCAGGATGACGTAGCGCGGCGCCGGCACCTTGCCGGACATTACCGCCTTGCAGTAGCTCTCCGCCTGCTGCCTCATCAGTCGTCGCGGCCGGAAAGGGCCTCGACCAGCGGGTCATCGTCCCGCTTCGCCCTCTCGGCGCCGGCGATCGACAGCTTTGCCCTCGCCTGGGGAGACAGGCACAGCTCGTTGCAGCATCTGAAGAAATCGCTCGCGTACCTTGCGCGCGATGCCATGAGTTTTGAGTTGGATATCATGCTCGGGTCGAGGTCGATCATGGTCTCGATGGAGCTCAGGCGGTCGATGCAGATCGCTGTCTGCTCGAGCACGAAGACGTCGAGGTTCCCAAGGACGTTGGCCGACCGGAGCTGGTCCCTGATGAAGTAGAAGGGCTCTGTCTGCCTCGGGTTGAGCGTCGACCTCGGCTCGATGGCGTCGCTCTTTCCCCTTACCTTGTCCTCCAGGCTCTTCCTAATGTCGTGCTCTCGCCTGGTTATCGAGCCCGTCTTGGTTGCCACTGACTTCGCCGGCCTTGCCATGGCGGCCTCCGATTTCTCATTTCTAAGAAAAACAAGTCTCCGTGGGCGGCGTGGGTCTTCCGTTCTCGCGGTTTCTCCGCGTCACAACGCCGGGGGGGACTCATTCTTCTTTTCCTGCTCCTCTATCACCCGCAGAATGACATGCAAAGGGATGATCCCTGCATCTGCCATTTTGTGATGTTTGTCGCAAAGCGTGATCAAGTTAGTGGGCTCGAGCCTAAGGTCAGGATGGGTGGCAGCACCCCTGGCATGGTGCACCGACACCCCCCTGGTCTCCACCACCCTGTCCCCGTACATCCCTCTCACGCAGATCTGGCAGCACCAGTCGTCTCGGCTCCTGATCTCCTCGCTCATGGATGACCAGTCTTTCGACGACCTGAACGCCCTGAGCTCCTTGTCCCTCGTCCCACTTCTTGGGGTCGGACGCATCCCGCAGTCGAAGTGCTCGTCGTGGATTCGCCCGCAGTAAGGGCAGCTCTTCAGCATGATCCTCCAAATGTAGGAGGCCACGGCTGGGGAACCGTGGCCTCCTGGTGGGAAGGGAAAGGGAGGGAAAACCTACCCGCCAACGCTTTGCGTCGACCGTATTCATATCACGCCTCGGCATGGGCGAAGTTGGCCAAACCTGGCCAAAGCTGTCCAAACCTGGCCAGGTTCTTTCAGGTGGCCAGGACGGGAGAGAAGTCTCCCGACTTGGCCCGTGCCGGTCCCACGCTCTCCATAAGGTCAACCGCCATGTCGTAATACCTCCTAGCCTGACGAGGAGACACTCCGATCATCCTCGACGACACCTGTGACCACGAGAGCCTCTTCCCCGTCCGGTCATCCTTTGCCAAAACCCTGAGCTGGACGGCATATGCCTCGTCATGCTTCCCGAAGCGATGCAGACCGGCTATGCACCTCATGCAGTCGTCTACTTCTCCCTGAGCAGCACCCACGATCTCCCTCAGGTCGAGCTCTGCGTCGATTGCGGTGTCGACCACGGACATTGGGTCTGAGACCGAGTTCTTAGGCCCAGGGCTGATTGACAGCGGGTCGCATATCGATGGGTCATCTACCCTCGACCTCGCGATAGAGGCCCTTCGCTTCTCCGCCTCAACGAACCTCTCGCTCTTCCGGACCTCGTTGAGCCAGGACCTGGCATCCCATTTCCTGACCCCTGTCGCTTCTTGGTCCATTTGGTCCCCCCGACGGATCCTAATCGTCTTCACTGTCGTGTTGTTGCATGAGGTAGGAGTCGTTCAAGGCCCTTGCCGCATCAGACATTTTTCTTGCCGCATCTTCTAAGGAAACGCAGACGGCTCTTCCGAGCATTCTCAGACGATCCTCAATCAACAGCCACGCCCGGAGCTCGTCTGCCGTCAGACCGTACCTAGTCATCGTTTCGAAGAACTCCCTGTTCTTCCTGACGATCCGTCTGCTCTTCAGAGACGTCTTAATCTTGCTCATCGACAAACCTATCGATTGGTCCGAACTGGAATCCAGACAGCAGCTGGTCAATCGTCATGACCTTGATTCCAAGGTATCGAGCGACCGATACCTCTATCTTCGAACCCTCGCTTTCCATCCATCCATTAAGCAGGCAGACGCAGTCATACAAGGGCTTCATAGCCATTGTCGACTTGTAGATTCGCATCTTGTCGTCGACAAATGTCTGCTCGACAGTCTCGTACGTCGTGAGCATCTTCAGGTCATATGCCATGGCCATTTCCCTCGTGGCGTATCCGGGTACCTCGATTGCCGGGTTGTATATCTTTCCACCCGCGCAGACTCCGGAGTTTTCGAGTGCGATGTTGGCAGCGATGAACCCGGTACGGTTGTTGTCTCTGATACCTGACATCGGTCCAGAAAGATATACATTCATTCCTCGACCACCCGAGCTCCGCACCCTGGACAGTATCGACCGTCGTCACCGTTAGGCTGGTTAATGTACAGCTCGTGACCACATTCGGAGCAGCACCCATGGTTGACGCCAGTCACACGGTGACATGTACGCTCGGAAACGGTAAGTCCATCTAGGCTTCCCCATGCGATAGCGCTGTTCATAGCCCATTGAAACTTATGTTGCAGCTCATCAACCGTCACGCTCAACACGCGCCGCTTAAAGTCTTCTGGCTCGAAAATATCGTCTGAGAAGACGGTCACTTCTCTAGTCTCTGGCATCAGATATCACCTCGAAGCACTCCGCAAGATGATCTCTGGAAATCTCAAGCCATCCAGTTTCTGAATCGAGACGCACGATCCCTTCAGGAGTCTCGTATGCCACCTCGTACACTTCTCCACACGAGACGTCATAGAACTCGTTTTCCACGATGGCACCGTCATCATCGAAAAGGCTTACTGAAAATTCCTTGATAGCTTTGACCTTCATGCTGCATCTCCATCCCTTCTAGAGTCGCGTGGCTCGAAAGACCACACAGGGCAGCTCCTCGGAAGTGGTCCATCATCAAGCCACCACCCGACGCGCGGATCTCCCCAATCGTCTATGCCGGCTCGGTGTCTCGCTACCCAATCCACTTCGAGCAGCACCACAGGGCACTCGAGTTCCCTCTCTGCTATCGCTGTGGCCTCTTCGAGCGAATACCTCTCCTTGCTTACGGCATAGAAGGTTCCGCCCTCTCCGATGAACGCCTCGTGGTCAAACTTGCTCACTTTGGCGTTTATCGCGATCGGAATCTTGGACTCATGCTTCATGCACATGCCTCCTGTTCCATGCGTCAATGGCCTCTTTCCTCGACCACTTGCGAGGCCCTTCCATCCCACACTTTTCGCATGAGACAAACCAGATGGTGTGCTCGTCGTCCTCATGCCTCGCGTCGTTACACCAGATTTGGTAATGGAGCGTCACAGCCTCTCCGCCTAACGATCCGCAGAACGGACATGGCTTGAGCCCGACCTTTTTCCCGGGGTCGGTAACATGGTCACTCCCCATCTGTCACCTCTTTCACGTATCTCGAGCACTTTTGGTGCCCGGAAATCATCAACCATGGCTGTTTGCAGTCCTCCTGCTCGAAGCACTCGTCCTGCTTCGCACACGTGGAGCAGTCAGTCTTTGTAGCGGCCTCGCATGTGATGCAGCAGTCATCGCAGCACGGCATCAAGTCATCGACGTCGCACCCGCATCCGTAATCGTCCACAAGCCCGTCGTAACCGTGCTCGACGAGCCACTTTGCGACGATGTCCTTAACCTCTATCGCCATGGTCCGCCTCCTTCCTCAGATAGGCTGCTGCGTCGCCACACATCAGGCAAATTCCCGCCCCATCGTTCATCGGGCACTCATCGCAGATGCACTCGCCTTCGAATCCGTAACAAATGAGGCTCAGTGTCTCTGCCGTCTTCTCTGGAGTTCCGAAGAGCTTGTCGTAATTGGTCACACGGTCAGGCTCAAGGCACCCGCGCATCTCGACGAGGCTTGGAATTCTCTTGTTGCTCAAAACCCCTCCCTTTCCCGTTTTCCTGATAATTACTTCTGTTTTGCTTCTTCGGTGTCTGTCAGCTCTTCGAATCTGGCTCTGACCTCTCCTGATTCGAACCATTTCCTGAAGACTTCCCACACCTCTGATTTGCATGCTTTTTTCGGTGCGTCCTTAGGCTCGAAGTACATGCACAGATGGATCCGGAAGACGTCTACTCTCGTTCCGGCCACGGCTCCGTTCCAACACCTGCAGAACTGGCACCAGGCGCACTCAGAGCACCTGACCTTTGGGACCATGCTCACAGTCCTTTCACCGCCCTCTCGCTTAGGCTTGAGAACGCCTCCGCGGCCTGGGCATCTCGTCCCGGGAGGACGTGTGCGTAGAGACGCAGT